AAGAGTATAAAGAAAAAATATATATTAATACCCAACATAGAAAAGGCAACGATGTATTCTATAGAGTTCCAAAAGAAAAGTGTATATTCGTGCCACCTAATTTGTTTTTATTATGAGTTTGACTGATAGCCAAAAAAATATCGCAGAAGTTTGCGATAGCATTAAAGATTTACTTTTAGAGAAGAATAGAAAGTATGGAGATTCTGCATTAAACCCAGTTCGCATTTTTAGTAAAGCAGACGCAAAGGAACAATTGAAAGTTCGCATCGATGATAAGTTGAATAGACTGATGAATCAACAGGTAGATGATAATGAAGACACAGTTACTGACTTGATTGGGTATTTAATTCTGTATCAAGTACAAAATAAGAAAAAAGAAAAAGATCAGTTATACAGCTGGGTATCTGAACTATGATGATATACCTCCATTGGACATACAGCACAAAAGACCTAACGGCTGATAAAGTTCACAAACACGAGCAAACGAAGACTCGTATGGAAACTGATACTATGTTGATTGGAGGCTTAAATCGTTGGCCTATTTTTACTCACTGTATAACTAAAGACGGTTATTTTCATGTGCTGGACTATTGCCCCGGTCTCGATATGCACGTTGCAATTATAGGCGGTTTAAATAGTGATTTTCGCTATGCAAATACTGCCACTTATGATCAATTAATGACGCTTGGAAATCTAGTACGGGCTTGGATGTCAATGGCATACCCAGTACTAGAAGGAGATCTTGAAAATTTTAATTTACAACAATGGATAAAAAGCATAAGCAAATAATCGAAGACGAGATCAAGAACTTGCAAAAGTTAATCTCCTGGCACGAATACTACAGTGCTATTAACAACCCTATTGAGGCAAATAAGTGTCAGAGGGAAATTGAATCTGCTAAAAAGAAGATTAATGGCTTACGAAAAACTGATTGAGTTTTTAAAGAAAAACAAGATTAATGAAGCTGAGGCGGTAGAAAGAATTCAAGCTCAGTTGAAAGATCCAGCCAAGGATTTTTATGTGACCATTATATCAATGACAGAACAGATCAATCAGTTGATCAGAACGAAGGCACTTGATCTTGATGATCCATATCAAAAAAGCTTGCTTCGTCTCCTTGAGTCTGGGGACAAAGTATCTAAAACGATACGTAATGCCCAGCTCGATGCATACCCAGAAGAAGAGGTAAGCGATGAAAGTGTAGCTGATATAATGGCAAAACGCAAGCGTGGAAATAATTAATAATAAAAAGAAATCAAAATTTCTCTATGAGGATTGGGCTGCAAAGTACGGCTTGAATCCAAACGCCACAAAGAAAGAAAAGGTAATGTGGTATGAACAGGAGAAGGAGTATTGGCAAGAAGGTCGATTTGGTCTTGTCGGTCCTCACTATTTCTTTTTGACACAAGGCATTGTGAAGAGTGCATCTGGTAGAAAGATGCGTCCTGTTTGGCGTGATGCTGATGAAGATATTTATGGATCCTACATGAAAGCTCGTGAGCAATACTGGGATTTAATGGTATTGAAAAGACGTGAGCTGGGTCTCACACTAACATTTGGAGGAGTTATTCCCCTGTGGACTTCTTTGATCTATGAGGGATCTACATCTCTGCTCACATCGGCAGATAAAACTCGTCTTGAGGAAATGTATAAAGAAAAAACCCGTGTAATGTTTGACGGGTTAGATACAGATTTTAGACCAGGAGTTATCTCAACTCGTCAGTGGGGTTATTTGCATATGGGAAAAATGCAACCAGACGGAACTGTAGAGGGTCTGGATAGTAAGATAGTAGCTCGTGAAACCGTAGACAACCCACAAGCATTTGAGGCATATCGTGCTATGCACATCTTTATCGATGAGTTCTTCTTGCATCCACATGCTGATAAAGTCTTACGTTCTGCACAGGCATCTGTTAAAAGCGGATTTATGAAATTAGCTCCCATTGTTTTGGGAGGAAGTGCGGGTGAATCTTCTATCGAAGGTCAGAAGAAAGGAAGTGCTTTGTGGAGGGATGCTGAGATTCTGAAACTGGTAACTCTATTTGTGCCAGGCTGGAAGGGCATTATGGCTGCCCCGGAATTGGATGAGAATGGAACAGAGATACCTGGAAAAGTACTTAACTTCTGCCCCAACGGGCACTCGGATGAAAAGGCTGCGACAGAATGGATTCTCAAGACACGAGAAAAGTTAGATAAGGCGGAAGATAAGAGTGCACTAGAAGTATTTATTAAACAGTACCCATTGGATATCCAAGAAGTCTTCTCAGCAAATGCTAAGGGTAGTCTGCCTAAACATATCTTGCAAAAGATACAAACACAAGAAAGGATTATCTTATCCTCTTCTCTTCCTATCGAGAGGGTTGATTTGCATCGTGATGTTGATGGAAACTTTGTTAAACAGGCTAACAATAGGAGCGATATGTATTTGCTCCATGCTCCCGAACCGTCCCATTCATACATTGCAGGAATTGACCCTATCCCATTCATTTCTAAGAATATGGGTGACGGATCTAAACAGGCGATTGTGATTAAGGATATTGAGTCGAATAGATATGTAGCCCACTATGCTGAACGGGACTCAGACCCAGACAAGATCATAGAAAATATGATCAACTTACAGAGATACTACAACAATGCACCGGCAATGCTTGAGGTAAACCGGGGAGGTGTAGTATTGGACAAGTACAAAACAGCAAATGCCATGGACTTATTGGCAAAGAAGCCATCGTTTATATCCAAGGGATTTGCTAAGAATGATGGGTCATATGGATACTATAAGAACGACCACACCACAGAGAGAGGCAACTCATATCTGATTGATTACTTGAACCAGTACTCTAATGAGATTTGGTTTATACAGATCATAGAAGAAGCTAAAAACTATCTCGTAGACAACACTGACTTAATTGACGCAATGATTGCGTGCGAGATATTCCACAAGAATATTGTAGAGAAGTACAAGGCTACAGAAAAGAAGATAGTTCCAACTGTAAAGGAAATACCTGTATTGAAACTAATCGATGGTAGGTATGTTAAAGTATGGCAGAAAGTAAATATCTAGAAGATTGTATTTAATTTCTTATGTTCTATAAGGGCACAAATAATATCAATAGTCTCGTCTGGAATTTCATCTTCCAGAACGCAAGGAATTTTCAATGTTCTGGCCTCGCCCCTCTTATAGAATATATGCCCATCGTTATACCATATTCGTATAACGGTTTTTAAAGACGGGATTATACACTGCGTCCTCTTCTGAATAAATCGGTTGGTAAGATAGATACCTCCGTGCAATATCTCCCACTTACAGGCCAGCAGAATAGATCTGATATCGATCTTATTCTCCGGTATAATCTGATTTACAATAAAGTCATCTGCAAGGGCTGAATGATCTCGATCAATTGATTGCACTGGGCAACGAAAAATTCGTAGTTCAACTCTCTCTTCTTTACTTCGCATTTGACATTAAATGGTTTAGTTGGATATCCTGCCAGCAGGTAATGTTCCCTGCCGTCCTTATTTCTCTTTACGCTATATCCACCTTTCTTTACTGGCAGGAAGCGTAGTATGCGTCCAAAGTCTTCTTCTTTCTGATTCTTATTGTCTTCTAATTCTATGTGTACTGCGTGCCATCCCCTACCGGCTTTATAGCGACCACAAAAGTCGTATATATTTTTATGTTTAGTTAGTGTGTCAATGATCGGAGTCCCATTGATAAAGTATTCTCGGACTGCTAAAGGAACAACCATGAATGAGTTATCCTTGTGCCAGTCTTTCTTTGTCTCAAAGCATCCTTTCTCTTTAATCTTTCCTGTCGTACTCTCGGCTAGATAATTGTTTACGTCTCGTATAATCATCTGCTTGTAATTGGCATACTCAAGCGTCAGCTTTGTTAGATTCTCCCATTCCTTGCATATGGCAAGTATCTTGTTCAAGTCTTTCTTTCTATGCTTAATGGTTACACCATCGGTGTTTACCTGTAGGATCTGAGTCCCAACTCCATACAGCTTCTCCAGTAGCATCGAGATAAGCAACTGACCATTTACTGTAACAGAGTAAAAGATTTCGGGATCAAAGAAACAGGAAACATCCGAACCGGTCTTACCGAATAAACCATTCAGTGCCAACTTTAAAGCTCCCGATGTCACATCATCTTTGTCAAGCTGTGCCTTGACTCGCTCGTTAAAAATGTCAGAGTATACCTTGACAAATGTCTTCTTGTCCATCTGCCTTGGAGCTAACTCATTCTTGATAAACAAGTTAGGATAGTATGATTTAACATCTACATCCAATATGTCCCACTCGTCATCTGCTTTGTATTGACCAGGAGGAACACAACCGTGTATCCCACCAACGCCATAGTAGATGATGAGGTCAGCAAAGCGGGTCTTAAATGAGAATGACTTCTTCTTCATGACTGTCTTGTTCAGATCAACATTGAACTGCTCCAATTGGTCTTGCAGATTATTAGTATCGATTGAGGTATTGAGCTGCTCCACAAAAGAATCTAGATAGTTCGATGTGGCAACGGTATCCTTCATCGTGTCCAATAGAAGCTTGAACTCCTTGCTTTCAAATTGCACATATGGGAATATGATTTTCTTCAGCGGAACATTGACTCGTTTGCCTCTGATTTGTTTCAACTCGAACGGTTTCATATTCACAGCTCGTGCCAATCGTTGTACAAAGATTTCCTCCCCTATCACTACATCGCTCTTGTTAATCGCATTCAATTTGAACTTCTTACTCAATTCTTTACGCAAGGTGATCTTGTCCTCGTTGGCGTGATAGAATGCTCGTGTAAAGAGAACATCGTTTCGGTTGTAATCCAATATGCTATCGGTCTCAGACTCTTTAACTATGTGAGTATGATGGAAAGGCATATCCATTACATTGTGCCAATGGAGTGCAACCTCTAAGCTTTTAAGGGAGGCAGAACGAGCCTTATTGTTGTAGTGGTTGAGTAGATATAAATCTAATTGTTTTATATCTTCCCTTGCCCGAAACTTTTCATCGTTAATTATATTTTGTGCAAAGGCGTGGATCTGTTCAGCTGACGGATTGTTCTGCCATATGTATTGCACAACAGGCCAGTCGAATCTTAAGTTATTGAATCCAACCATGCCGGCCTTCTTATCGTGAAGCTCGGTAATGTATTCCTTAAACTCTTCTATATCATTACGCCAAGCACATATCACAAACTCCCTTGTTTCCTTCACGTCATTTGAGGCATCAATATCAGTGTAGGAAAAGAAGTTTGGGAATGTCTCTACGTCATATACTTTAATGCAACTCATAAGTCATCAATACGGCATTGAACTTGCCCTCTTTACTATCTACTAACTTTACTTCTATATCTCCATACTTTGTCCAACCGGAGCTAATCACAGGAATCTCTTGGCCTTTGTATTTAAAATAATTTTTATTTGAAATGGTCAAGTACTTGCGATACTCAGTTGGACATAGGTTGAAATACTTTATGCGTTCGTTTCTCAAATTATGAGCCGAACAAATCTTGTTCATCGGTCTTAACATACTCTATTAATTTTTGGAACATACCATCCTCTGAGTACCTACCGGTACTGGGTTGGAAAGTATACTCAACACTACCTAAGCGACCACGGAAGTGGTACTTCATTTTCTGCACGTGCAGTTCTACGGGATCATTCGTCCCATCTACATAATTTCTGTGAATAGCGATGCCAATATCAGGAACATTAAAGAAATGATGACTGCCAGAGATATCGTAAAGACGAGGAACGTTGTAGGACCCATTTGATTTATCCATCTTTCTAGGGTGTGCAACAAGCGTGACATTGACATTGTTTTTAACTGCAAATTGTTTAAGCTTCCGCAACAACTCGCCAATTTTTTCATTACTGCTTTCCTCATTACTAGTGTTAGTTATGTAGTTAAATGGATCCAAACATAGGCAATCTATACCGTATCTACGAACCATATTTTTTCCAAGTGCCAATATATTATCAACACTATAATCGTCCATCTGCTCAATGTTGTAGAAATAGAAATACTTGTCAATCATCTCGACAGCCCTTTCTATCTCTACTTTATTCATAGCCTTCAATGGTTTACCTACAATCTGCTCAGATAAACGAGTGATTTTTAATGGGGCAATGTTTTCGGGACTAAATATACCAAACCGCCATCCATTCATGACCGCTAGTCGGGTATACATAAAGTCAAGCCAAGTACTCTTGCCCGATCCTGGTATGCCTGTGACTACAACCAACTCACCTCGTGACCAAGTCAGATGCAAATCGGTCTCAGACATAGTGACTTGAGCCCCTATCGGATATCCTGTATCGTGATAAGTCAATATAGTATCTAAGTACTCTGAGGCCGTACTAATCTGATTGATTGGTAGGGGAGAAGCATTCTCGTATAGGGACTTCAAACAGTCAACGCCTAGAGCCATCATACAATCGTTGGCATCCTTCTGCCCTTCGGGGAAATGGATGATTCTGATATCCTCAGACTCAAATCTTCGGGCAATGTCCTCAGCTAATTTGTGACCAGGTTCATCGTTATCAGTAGCAAGATATATCTTCTTACCAACAAAGTAATCGTACACTGAGTCAAGCCAGTCCAAATTATTGTTTGTCTTACTTGCTCCGTTGGGTACTGATATAGCAAAGGGATAACCGGCTTGATACCAACACATCGTCTCCTCCTCGCCTTCACATATAATCACTTGGTCAGAGTTCAGTATCCCATTCATATTGTATGGAATCTTCTGAGCATCCTTGACCATCTTAAACTTCTTGTCTGAAGTTTTGAATTTAATGTTAATTAAATCATCTTCAATGTAGTAGTTGAAGCAGATGACACGATGCTCCCTCTGATCTTGAGGCATCCATTCAACGCCCTCTGTGATTTTGAAATGCTCGACAGTCTCTTTGGATATGCCACGCTTATCAAAATGAGCATAGATTCCTTGAGTTTGGATCTGCTGTCTTGGTTCGGGTCTCACATACTGATTGACCGATCCTTTCCAATTGCAGTGGTGGCAGTTGTACAAACCATTATCAATATCGACTGATAGAGATGGGTCTTTCTTCTTACGAGTGTGGGCGCACTTAGGACACAGTGTTTTAATCTGACCATATTGTTGCCCACGCAAGTCAATACCAAGTTTGTATAGTTTGTTATCGTTCATATGAATCCAAATAGAAATGCAATGTAGTACAAGAATAGAAAGATATACAAAGACTCCGCAAGAATGGAGGCTACAGTATTAATCCTCTTTTTGGAAACTTCCATGTTTTTATTGCACTTTGCCATTTCTTCATTTTGTTTTTGCCTATCATCCAACCTTTAGCCTCGTAGAAAGAATGGAACTGTGTTGCACATTCTTTGGGGTTCAGAACATTCTGCTCTCTAAGGTACTGTTCAACTTCCTCTATCGTTGGCGGTCGAAAGCCTTCCTTTACTTTTAGAAGCGGTTTAACATCTTCGGGTATTTCACCGTATACCTCCTCAAACAGTTTCTGAAATAACTTCACTACGTCTCTTTCCATAATTCTCTTCTATTGCTTCTATCAATTCTAATTCTCTACGATACATCTTTGGGCTGCCCATCCAGTCGTCAATCTTACGAAAGGCGTGAATGGCTGAGCTGTGATCGCCAAGACCAACTCGGTGGGCGATGTGAGTCAGCTTCCATCCAATATGTTTGCGTAGCATATGGATGAGGATGTAGCGAATAGTTACTTCGTTCTGAGACCGGGTTCTTTTAACTGCCCAGTGTTTGCGATGAATATCAGTTACCGTCTCAATTGACAATAAGATGTCTTCGTACTTCTTTCTATCAGTCGATAGTTCAATGTGTTTCATAAATTGAATTCTTTAATATTTTTTGTATGGTTGATGCGTAGAACTTGCCTCCTTTGTTTCCTTTAATTCCTTTCTCATTCAAACTCTTGGCAATACGATGCAAGGAGTAGCCATCGTTATGCAGGGCTTGAACTTCCGTTACGATTCTCATATCTTCATATTGAATCTTGAGCTCTCCATCTTTGTGAGTATATCCCAATGGAGCAAAGCCACAGTATACCTTTTTGTTCTTCTTGAGCGTAGCCTTGACGCTTTTAACTTGCTCGCCTGTGAGATCGCTTTGATATTCAGCAAAGACGGCAAGCAAATTACGCATGGCCTTTCCGCTAGATCCTGAGAATTCGGGTTCTTCAATAGAATAGAAGTGTACCTTCTTTTTCTCTAGCTCGTATAAATGGACTACTGAGTCCCTAAGATTACGAGCAAAGCGATTGCTATGCCATACGATTACAGCGTCTACTCCCCCATCGTTGATTCGTTTGAACATATTTTGAAAACCTGGCCTCTTAGTATTCCTACCGCTGAAGCCAGGATCTTCGTATATACACTCTAAATGGAATCCTTTTCGTTCTGCAAAGTCTTTGATTCGTGAGACTTGGTTTTCTAAAGAAGAACCTTTGTCTGCCTGTTGATCGGTCGATACCCTTATGTATCCAACCGCATTCTTTTTCTTGCTCGACATATGTGTGGTATTGCCTTAATTAAAATCTCTCTAATACTTTTTCCTTTGGTAGCACAGTAGTCGTTGATGAGTGGATGGAGATAGTCACGAACATAGAAGTTAATGTCTATCTCCTCATCCATATCATCCATAGTTGCAATAAGCCCTTTCTTCTGACGCAGTTTGGTGTCGAAGTAAAAAGATATAGCATTGACTATGTTATCGTGTGTGCCGAATGTTTCTAATAATTGCTCGTATGACTTACGAGGTATCTGAAGTTTAATTTCTTTGGCTGGCATTGACAAAGATATTCTGAGGGTGATACCCACCAAAGACATACTTGGTGACATTGCACAACCATACATCTTTGACTTGGCTAATGTTTGTCTTGTAATTAGCACCGGCCTCATCGTTCTTGTACTTAAGCAGCAAGATATCGGCATTGTCAAATGGTTGCTCACCAACTTCTAGGGCAACACGAGGGCTACCGTTACCTACTACCTCTAGCATATTGTCAGCACCGGCAACCATCTCAAGGTCAGCCTTACCGCCAAATCCGCCTTCTAAAAATTCTGGCAAATCAATGTACCATCTGCCGTTGTCTTCTCTGTAAAATTCTAATGTTTTAGTCTTCATCTTCGTATAAATAAATAATTTCCATTTCGCTCGCATCGTAAATTTCATCTATCTCAAGCAGGCGGGCGAATTGTTCTGCTTGTTCTAGGGTTTTAAAGTTGTACTCTATGTTTAAGTATGAATGTTCTTCAGTGCAATCAAATTCCATCTGACAGTTTTCAAAGTACTGAGGGTACTCGCTGTGTGGCATCTCACCGCTGTGTAGGATTTTCAATCCGTTATCAATTATCGAATCGAGATATCCATCTATATCGTCACGGTTTAGTATGCCCATTATAAACTGTTCATAGATTACAACATAGTGTGGTTTTTCGGGAAGATTGGCGGGGTATACCGTAGCACGCCCCGTCATCTTAATCCTGTCCTTAGTCCATTTTGTGCTTTCCATTATTTCAAGTAGGAATAATACTTAAATGTTTTTGCTTCTCTATCTTCTAATCCGTGTGTACCACCATTAATTCGTTTGGTCATAGTCAAGATTGTATCTCGGCTAACGCCCTTGTCTGCAATGTCCCACAACTTGTTGCGGTCAAAGAAGAAGAGGGCTGACTCAAAGGATAAATCAGTGGCCACGACATCGGGGTTGTCCATAATGCTCTGGTCATTCATATGGTTGGCAAAGTTTTGATAGTTTGATTTGCCTGTCAATTGAATTGCACCTCGGCCTCGGTACTTCCATCCATCTCCCGATGCTGTATCACCGTTGCCCATACGAGATGCATAAACAATGTTGGCAATCTTTTCGGGATTACGGGCATAGGGAGCTGAATCACGACCGGCATTCTTAAAGTACTTAGGGAATATCTTATTCAAGCCATCAGCTGAATAGTTCAAGTTCTCACTAAATACTTTGAACCCGCCTGTCTCGTGTGCTGTTTGAGCAAAGAAGTGGGCAGCTCGTTCGGGTGTCATTTTGTAATAGGCCATAGCAGCCTTCATAGTTCCGGGACCGAATAGGCCATCGGCTGTTACACCGATCTTTTGTTGTAGGTTTTTAAGACTCATAATTATTTGCGAATGTAGTTATATTGAACATAATCTCCAACATTTACTTTCCTCCTGGTAGCGTGTACTTCACCATTTACCAAGAAGTAATAAACATTTTCAAACTGTAATGTATTTGTGCCTCGTTTGTGTACCCAAACCGAATCGATTTGTTTGTACTCCACTCGTTCTACATCGGGTTTGTGACAACTACAAAGTAGTGTGCCGACCACTAATAGAGGCAATAAAATTCTCTGCTTCATCTTTTGTAGCGAATACTCTTGTGAGTTCCATATTAATGTAAACACGCCAAAGGCTAACACCGTTGACGATGGCTTCTACCAATCTT